AATCTTCGAGCCACCAGCCGTCGTATCCTCCGTAAAGGTTTTCCATTTCCAGCCTCCACGCAAGATCCCGGAGATTGAGGGCCAGATCTCCCGAGGTGCGCTCCAGGTGTTCCACCCGGGAGGCCACTTTCGTAAGCTCCAGGGCCTTCAGTTCCCCGATGATGTTTTCTATCTGGTCCATGATGGCGTCATACTCCTCGGTTCCCGGAATGGCGGATTGCAGGGCCTCCAGCCGGGATTTCAGCCACTGGGTACGCATCACCAGGGCGTGAGCCTGCACGTTTTCGGGGCTTCCCGCCCCTCCGGCGGCGAACTCCCCGGGCATAATCATCTTTACCTGTTCCGGATACTCCGGTATTTCCGGCTCCGGAATGGCCACAAAGTCGCTCATCTGCATTTCTCCTTTCTAAAAACGGATAATCCAGTATCCTTCGATCTCGATATCTCCGTCCTTGTCGATGGCCTTGCCGTTGGTCCGCACCCTCCGGGAAAACATGGTGCCGTCTCCGCAGAAGAGGCCAAACTCCCGGATGGCCATACCGTTGGCGTCTTCCGTGCCGATGAGGAAATCGAACTTCACGTTGGGGGTGGGTTCTTCACTTGCCACCCATCGAATGGTGTCTCCCTCCGCCTCCCCCCGGGCGAAGCTCGCCGAGGCGGATACCAGAAAGATATTTTCCAGCCCCTCCTGATCCGCCGTCGGGGCCTCCCCGGAGGTTCCCACTCCCACGTGGGTTCCCGCCATGCCGGACTGTCCCGCGAAGAGCTTTGCAATAGCCACCCTTCCCGCGGTCATGATCATGTTCTTTTCCCGATATTCCTCCAGCACCCTGCCGTGGCGCCGAACCGTAAAAAAAAGCTGCCCCCCGCAGGAGCAGCCCTCTTCGAATATCTGCATTTATAATGCCTCCCTCGTGATTTTCCCTCCGTAGGCTACACCACCCCCATAGGCGAATTCTCCATACCTCGCCTCTCCGTAACGGGGGCATCCGTCTCCGTAGGAGAATTTTCCGTACACCAGGGGCCGCCGGATTTCAATATGCCCCCCGTAGTCGTGAGGCCCTTCGGAGCTTCCGTAATGAAAATCTCCGTAGCGTACTTCCGCATACAGGGAAGGAACCCGGTAGATTTCCGTCATGCCCGGGAAACGCACGGTAAGGGCTTCCAGAAGATCCGGCATTCCCTCCCCGTAAACGGGGGTTCCCGGAGTGCCGTAACCATACCTGCCCCAGGACTCGCCGAAGGAAAAGGAGCCGTACCGCAGGAGATCTCCGTAGTCGAAGAAGCCGTACCGCAATCCTCCCCAGGGGTAGACCTCGAAAAAGGGGAGACCTATGGCCAGCTTCCCCATTCCCGAGGGGCCGGTAACGTCCGTGCCGTCTCCGTCCAGAGGCTCTCCGAGGGAATCCGCCATCCAGACGCCCAGGATAAGCCCCGCCAGGCCGGTGCGGTAGGATTTGGCCACGTTGAAGGCCCTTACGGCCAGATCCCGGGTTTCCGAGGAGAGATCGAATTCCTCTCCCACCCAGACCTTGAGCTTCGCCGTGTAGGGGGTGCCTTCGTATTCGAACCATTCCCGGATTTCACTATCGAACCCGAGATCCCCCAGAAGCCGACGCACCGCCCAGGGAGTTCCCTTTTTGCGGTGCCAGGGGATGGAGCTTTTCACGAGACGCCGCTTGGCATCCAGGGAAAGGCTAAGAGGTTCGTAGAAATCCACGTGGAACTGCCAGGCCAGAAGATCGAGCACCGCCTCGGGAAGTTCGTCGATCCGGGAGAGGATATAGGCCTCCCGGGTTGCCAGGGAAACGCTCTGTAGTTCCGGGCTCAGTGCCGCCGCTCCGGCCTGTACCTGTCTATCTTCCGCAATGGATGCCGGAAGAATTTCCCCGAGGAGAAGATCTTTAAGGTTACGCATCTTCCAGCCCTCCATAGAGGAGGGTTGTGCTTTCTCCGGGTATGGCCAGTTCGTTTTTTTCGAGTTCCCGGTAGACGGGAGAACGCACCTCCACCCGCCTCGCTCCCGCCTCCATGAGATACCGAACGAGCTGCGAGGGGAGAATATCCCTTCCTATTTTCGTTCTTTCCCAGAGGATCCATTTCTCGAGAGCCGCCTCCACCGAAGTCTGGATGGTCCGTGCGCTGGTGGCATCCTCCCGATCGATCCAGTAGGTTACGTCCAGATCGTATTCCACGGGCATGGGAGAAAGGGCCTGCAGGTGATCCGTAAGGGGACGCACGTCCTCGGCATTGCATTGCTCCAGCACAAGGTCGAGAATATCCTGGGTGGGAAGCTCCCCGTTCCGGAGCAGAGGATAGATTTCCACTTCTCCGGGATCGATGTCCGGAGGCCCCAGCACCGCCACGTCCACGATGTCCTGATGCGCCGCCCGGGCGTAGTAGACGTAGGCCCCCCGAGGACCGGCGGCGGCGAAGGATTCCGGAGCCATCTGGATACGCTCCCGGAGGTTTTCGTCGTCTTCCACGTCGGAACCTCCCGAAGATGTGGTGACGTTCGTCACCAAGGAAAGCCATGGGAAGACATCCACCGCCTGGGAGATCTGCCCCGGAAGAAGCCCGTTCCCGCTCGTTCCGGCAAGAGTGCATTCCGCCTCCACCGTTACGGTGGCTTCCCCCGGGGAAACCTCCACATTCTCCAGGGTGGTGAAGATGATATCCCCTCCCCCCGGGGTTGCCCTGGTCCCCTTGGGAATGACCACCGCCTGGGGCTGTAATGCGGAAAGGGTGAATTCCAGCGTCGTCGTCGCGGGGCGGGCAGCGAGACGTTGCACTTCGAGCAAAGCCCCGAGGTGATCCAGATGATCTCCCGTGGCATACGCCAGAAGGTTCATTTTCGCGGCGTGATCGATGAGGTACCGCTGATGTACGATAACGAAGGCCACGGTTTCGAGAAAGAGCCGCACGGGGTCTCCCGGATAGAGCTTCCGGCTCTCTCCATACTGGGTTTCGAAAGCCTCCTCATAACCCGCTACGATCTCCCTCTCTATGATTGCCGCGTCCCGTTCCGCAAAGGTGATATCCGGAAGATGCGGAAAAAGGTTACTCTTCATGTATCTTCACCCTCACTTTCGGGCGCAGGATGCCGTCCACGTCCCCCTCGAAATCCACCCGGACCACCCTGCACCGGGGTTCGTACTTGTGGATAGCCTCCACAATATCCGCGGTGAGTGCCGCCATGGCCCTGGGGGTGGGATAGTCCACCACCCGGGCATCCACCCCGAAGAGCCTATCCAGGGGTACGCTGTATTTCGGGGTGGTGAAGATGGTGCGGATATTCTGGATAATTTCCGTTACCAGATCCGGAGGAGCAAAATGCACCTCTTCAAGCCGAAAGGTTACGTCCACTTCCACGCTATTTCGCCCCCTCCTCCACGTATTCTTTCAGGGAAAGCGAAACCTTTACCTTGACCACCTCTCCCCGGTTGTTTACCACCTCCGCATTTTCCGTCATGCGCTCCAGCACCCACAGGTTGTCCCCCTGGGGAACGCCCCCCAGGATGAAGGAGACCGCCTTACCTTCCCGGAGAATCTTCCGGAGTTTTTCCAGATCCTCCTCCGGAGGAACCCCCAGAGCCGCATCCAGGGTTATGCTCATGGAGAGCGACGAGGGCTTGTTTCCCGTGTATTCCAAAAGGGATTTGTGTTGGTGCAGTTCGTGCTCCGTGTAGCGGGCGCTGTTGGTGCGCTGTAATCCTTCGAAGGTTCGAACCCGTTCATTGGAGACCTCAAAGACCACGGTTCCGAAAGATCCGATCATTGTTCCATCCTTTCGCCTAAGCCTCCGGCTCGGGCTTTACGGAAGCGCCTCAGCCGGAGCCGGGAGGGCTTTCGGGTTCCGGAAAAACAAAAGGCTCCAGCGGAACCTCCGGAGCCGGATAGATGAAAACCTTGCCTTCCGGTGCGGCCTGGATGTAGATGTTTTTATCCTCCATCCGGATACGGCTGTCGTGGCTATCTTTCACTTCCACAATGTGCTTTTTTCGATCCACGAAAATCCGGGTACCGTCCTCGAAGGTGGTTACCCGGATATCTTTATTGCCTATGGGAGGCAGGTTCTTTTCGTCCCAGATGGATCCGAGTATGATTCCCGCTTCCAGTCCGTTGCCGAAACAGAGGCATACCACGTGCTCCCCCTTATCCAGGGGCACCTCATCTTTGTTTTTGAGGCTGTTCGGTACGAGAACGGGAAACCAGTATGAGACAAGCCCGTCCTTTTCGGGAAAGTACACCCGCGCCCGGTGCTTCTTCTGGTCGTAGGCGGAAACGTAGCCATGGCGAAGGGTAGCGGATGTTTCAATGTTCTCGCGGGATCCCCGCATGGAGGGCATGGACATCACCTCTTTTCCCGGTTTTGTGTTTTGTGGAACGGGGAGGGAGAAGGCACTCGCATCCCCGCCACCTCCCTAAAATTTAGAACTGCTCATTGACACTTACTTTTATCAGTGTTAAAATAATGACTGTAGGGGGGTGATTCACATTCCGGATTACAGTTCCCGCAAGATCATCAAAGCACTGAAATCCGACGGTTGGTACTACGTTTACAGTCGAGGCGGGCACGACTATTTCAAGCACCCGCAAAAGTCCGGGAAGATCACCGTACCAAGCCACAACAAGGAATTGAAACCCGGCACCTACAACAGCATACTTAAACAGGCGGGGCTGAAGTAGCGGCCCCGCCGGAAAGGATATAGCCATGGCGAAGAAAAAGGACTTGCGTATCTATCCCGCCGTTCTGTACAAGGATGGCGACGGTTACAGCGTCTATTATCCGGACCTTCCCGGATGCCTCACCTGTGGAGACGATCTGGAAGAGGCCCTTTCCAACGCCCGGGAAGCCCTGGAAGGCTTTCTTTACGTTTCGGAAGTGGACAACGACCCCGTTTCCCCTCCAACCCCGGTAGAGGATCTCCACCTTCCCGGAGGGCACTTCCCCACCCTTATTTCCGTCCGTATGGATATCGTCCGGGAGGAGGAAGCCCAGCGGAGCATCACGAAGACCGTCACCATTCCCGCCTGGATGGATAAGTTGGGGCGAGAAGCGAATATCAATTTCTCGAAAGTTCTCCAGGAAGGGCTGCGAGACCGTCTTCAAGTCTGACCGCCCATCGTTCAAAAGAAAAGCCCCTCTGCAGAGAGGGGCTTTTCTTTTTCATTCGTACACTTCAAAGTTTTCCTGATCCTCCGGATCAGGTTTACAGCTTCCTCACCCGCCACCTGCGGCATCGCCGGAGGATCCGGCGGTTCGCATCTCCAGGGCGGTCTTGAAGCCCCCGCTGGGGCTTACGGAGTGGGTCACCTTTTCGGTAAACCATTTTCCGTCGAACTCGCCAAACCCCGCAATGGTGAGGTTGTTTCCCGCAGCCTTACGAATATCTCCCATAAGGATAAGGCTTGCGGTGGTCTCCCTTTTGTTTGCATCTCGCAGTTTCTTCTGGGCCTGTATGCGGGCATCTCCGGCGTTATCCGCCTTCTGATTGATGACCAGATCACTCCCGGTTCCTTCGGCTCCGCCTTTGATGTAGACTTCGAAGACTTCATCTTTCATGGAGTCGTGGTACTGCATTTTCGCTCCCCGGTAGATGTCTCGGCATTTATGCCGGAACCGGTAGGAGATGAGCCGGGGCTCTC